CTCAAGATTAAATCATCTGCAGAAGCATCCCAAAGCATAAATGCAGATGCCGTGTCACCAAAAAACTTTACATCATAGCCTGTATCATTTACACCTACGGTAACTGTAGCGTCTGCCTGTACTGCACCATCAATGTCCACAGCGTCTAGGTTAGTTGTACCGTCTATATCAATGTCACCTGATATATCTAAGGCTGTACCTATTAATGTTTGAGTTAGAGTTATCTGTCCATTAGAAGCTATAGTCATTGCGTCTACATCAGATGTTGAACCTATAGTCTTACCGTCACCTATGATGATGTCATCTGTAAATGTAGCTATGCCAGTTACACCTAATGTACCTGCGACTGTAGCATTTGCGTCAACATCAAGAGTGTCTATATGGGCAGTACCATCTAGGAACAAGTCCTTAAACTCATAATCGCTTGCACCTAAATCTATATCGTTGTCAGTTTGAGGAGTAATAGAACCATCAGCAAATATTACCTGTGCTGTACCACCTGCAGTAAAAGCAATTTCATCTGCTGCACTAAAAAATAAACCACAGTTTGTGTCACCAGTATTTGTTATAGAGGGATTACTTGCTGAACCGTCAGAAAAAGATATTGCACCACTCAATGCTACAGCACCTGTTACTCCTAGTGTACCTGCAACAGTAGCATTACCGTCTATGTCTAGTGTATCTATATGTGCCGTACCGTCAATGTACAAGTCTTTAAACTCTAAAGAAGCAGTACCTAAATCTATATCACTGTCCGTTACAGGAACTATAGCACCGTCCTGTATACGTACTTGTTCTACAGCAGCGGAACTTACCTCAGTAAAAAACCCTACTCTATTATTGGTTGTATCTATTACAACTTTGTTAAGAGCGTCTACGTCAGCTATAAGACTTACATATGCACCCTCAGTAGATGTACCATCGTGATTGTGTCCACCACTAAATGCAAAGGCTGAAACCAGAGCATTAAGTTCTGCGTTTATTGGAGCAGATTTAACAACCGCACTAGCTGTAATGTCTGCCGTATTAGTTCTTGCATAACCTGCCATTTACCTTACATCTCCTGTACCATATGTTATTGAGTATCCTTGAATACTGTGACTTGGATTTGTGTCATCTGTTACGTATCTAAATGATACTGACTTACCTGAACCTGAAAATGATGACGATTCTACTGGTGATGGATTACCATCATAAATATCTGTTGTGTCGTATACTGCTATATTTGTACCACTATCATAAAAAGAAGCAGGGCTAGATAAATCAATAACTAAGTTTTCTGGGTTTAATACAGACGTACCTTCGTAGTCGTATGTAACACCTAGTAAAATATTATTTATTCCTTCTGAACTCATGTATGTAGATACACTATAGTAATTTTTTCTTTGCTCTGGATTATCCATATAAATAAAAGGAGTCTTATATACACTTAATATATTAGTTGTATCAAAAGCATTGCTTGTTTCTTGTTGAAATACTTTACCTGCAGAGTCTCCATGTATTACAAATTCTTTTGTTCCTATATACCCACTGTCAGCACATGTACAAACTATACCTGCCACTTGACCAAACTCAAATGAGTAATTACCTTTATATTCTCTTAGTGCTCCAAGTAAACCTGCTGTTCCTTCTACATTAAAAAAATATCTAAATTGAGATTTAGCTCTTACAATTACTGCAGATAACCCACTTAATTCTTGAGAAGTTATTAAATTATTTATAGTAGATTGTATGCTTTTAGATATAGTTTCTAAATTAACATCACCAATTTTATTTGTACCTCCGATTGGTCTAATACCATCGGGTGCAAGAAATAATAAATCACCACCTAATTCTACTACACTATCGGTTGCAAGACAACCTAAATTAGAAGTAACTGTTTCTAATCTAAAGTTAGCAGCATTCTCACCTACAAGTCTTTTTATATTATTGTTTCCAAATATGTATAATACATTACGAAACTTTTTAATTGCTACTATTTCAAATCCTACATTTATAACTCCTGCCCCATTAGCAGGACTATAATCTGTTTCTGCAGTAGGAGCACTAAAATATAAATTACTTACTTCTGCAGGATCTCCTGCTAAAAACAAATGATTTTGAAACTCTGCTGCTATAGTTGGGTCGGTTGGTGCATCTTGAGGATCACCAGAAACAACAGGGTTTAAAGCAATAGCATCTGTTATTTGTATATAGTTTGTTCCGTCATATGTAGCTGCAGGGTTAATGCCATCTGTTAAAACTATTTTAGGTGTACCAAAATTAATCTTCTCAAAACGTACTTTAGTTACCCCTGTCATTGTAGGATTAGAAGGTCTATACTGTCCTGCACCTGAACCTATTGTTACTGCACCTGCTGTAGCTATTCCAAAACTAACTGCACCACCAGAAGCTAATTCTCCACCTAAAGTTAAATCTTCTGCTTCAGAAGAAGTAGCAGCTACACTTATTCCGTTGTCATCTCCTGATGTTCCTACCAAAACATCTCCTGCTGTAGCAGCGTCAACAGATATTTTAGTTACTGTCTTAAAAAATTGAGTACTCGTAGTTGTACTATTATTTGGACCAGTAAGTTCTTCTACAAGGATTCTATCAGTAGAATCTGTACCTGTAACAGTGTAAGTTCTACCTGATTCGTCACCCCCTGCTTTTACTATAACTTGTGTAGGAGTACTAACAGTTACGCTTGTTACTGTATTAAAGTATTTAGTAGTAGAAACAGTAGCATTATTAGGTCCAGTTATTGCTTCTACTTGAGCACTTCCTAAATAATCAGTCCCTGTTACTGTAAATGTTCTACCTGATTCGTTGCCACCTGCTGTTATTGTAACTTTTCTAGGTTGCTCTGAACCTGCGTGTGTAGTAAAATTAACTGCTCCACCTGCAGCTAATGCACCACCTATTGTAGCTGAAGCTACACCTGAAGATAATGATATAGAAGCAGAAGCAGATACACCATCAGGGTCATCTGCTATAAAATCAGATGTAATCGCTTCCCAACCTATTTCAGCAGGTGCGGATGTTATTGCTGTATTGGTACTAAAACTATCATCCGATATAAAACCGCCATTTGTAAATACTGTAGCAGGAGTTTGTCCAAAGTCTACAACAATAGTATTAGAACTTTTAGATATAAGTGTACCAGTTACTCCTGTTGCTGTACTTGCAGTTGCATGGGCTGTTCTTTCAACTAAAGTTTCTCCTACAGTTAAATTAGTATCAGCAGATACAGTAAAGGTGTAATAAAAGTTCCAATAGTGTAAATAGTTAGCACCAGAAGCTACGTTTCTAGCTGCAAAAATACCCTGTTGTATTCCATTTGCAACCGCTACACCCAGTACAGAACCTGCACCTGCTATGCTAGATGTTCCTACTGTACCAAAATTATTTGCATATCCGTTTATTTTTCTGTACCCACCTTCTAAGTTTGGTTCGTAGTTTACTAACTGTGTAGCTGCACCCGATGCTTCTGCACCTAAAGATAAAACGTCTGTACCAGAGTTTAACCCACCCCTGCAGACAGCTTTAAAGGTAGATACTGCATCTGCCATTCTACGAACTCAAACTTAATACATTAGATGAATACTGTGGTCGTGTTACCATTGTAGAACGTACAGATATAGGATCGTCTAGTAATAACCTACGCATAACTTTCATGCCATCTTTAAATTTCTGTTGATGTATTTGAGCACTCTGTTCATTTGATCTAAACCTCATCATGTACATCATAGCACCATCAATAACTATGTGTTTAAATCTATCTGGTACAATCATTGTGTCACCAAAAGCAGATAAGTCTTCTGGAAATCCATAGTATACATAGTCAATTACATATGCAGCATCTGGTATAGGACTTACTCCAAATTTTTCTTCCGCTGTTTGGTATATTATAGTAGGAGAAGATTGTCCACCAGTTCCTGCTAATTCCTCTAAAGCTTTATAACTTTTAACGTACTGGTCAAACGATATAGTAGGTAATGCTCTAGGTGAGTTAGAGGCACTAGATAATATATTTAAATAAAAGGTATCCCAATCCACACTAGCCATACCTAAAGTAATAGGAGTTGTGGTTGTATCTGCTTCAGGAAAAGAATATAGTCCTGTACCTGCTGTTAGTGTTTGGGATTTTGTTCTTTTAAGAAATGGAAACTGATGCCCATCCTGTAGAATTTCTCGTATTGAGTTATTAATAGCATCTTTTGCTATGGCTTGTATGTTTTTTGCAATATCAAAGCCGTCACCTGACGTAGCAAATGGAACTTCATTTATCCTTCTTAATAGGTCATTAGTTAAAGTTATGTACGTAGTTGACATTTGCTATCCTTATGTTAAGCTAAAGAGGGCAAGTTTCCCTGCCCCCTTATTTAATTTAAGCTAGTAAGTCTCTG